AATCTATCTCGGGACTGATACGCAGCTGCCTGGCGAGCCAGTCGAGGTGCACGGCGCTGGGCCTTTCCTGCTGCATCATGTTTACGGAAAGCCGTCCGAGATCATCGTGTTTGGAGGGCCATGGCATGACAGAGCGCGCCTGATCCTCAGACACAAAGACGCGAAACAGTGAGCGGCTAGGCCGTGTCGGTGAGCCAAATGACAGATTTATCAGGCTGGCTGAGTGAGCAAAATCTGGCTGATCTTGCGCGGTTCGCAAGCAGGCCGCCCCAAGAACTCAGGCAAGTCATCGTGACGGATGCGATGACTGAGGCGGCCATGGATTACATCCAAAGCATGTATGATCCGATGCTGTCGACACACCTCCTAGAAGAGGTGTTCCGCATTATGGCAGTTCTTCAGCCGAAGGTTCTGGCAGGTTCAGCAGGGCGTGCTTCACTTTTGTAGAAACACCGTCGAAGTTAGCAAACACTTGTTTCAATGCCTGCTCGGGAAGATCCGGATACGAGGTCAGCCTAGCGCATAGGTCTAACGCTGAGAACGTAGCAATCAGACCAATTGAGAGCTGTTTAAGCTGGTGCAGGGTAAATTCCTTTGAAACTACTGAGCCGTCGGAATTCCTGCGCATGATATTGGATACTTCCGCCGCTTGAGTGCCGGCTGGCGAAGGATTCCACTGCCAGTGCGCGACCTCGTTTCGTAGGAGTGAGAGCTTGCGGTAGTCGCTGATAGCGGTCGTTAGCCGGCCGAAAACATCAGGATTAAGTGCCGTCTCCCGCTTCTTGGCCATGTCAAGAATTGCCTTGGTCATGCTGCCGGCTTTCAAATTTAGGGACTGGACCAGAATATCGGCAGTTCCGGAAGTCACGCCTGAGAGCAATACGAAGAGATCCAAAAGGGGCTGATCGCAATGCGCGTGGTTCACGACGATCTGGCCGATTTCCTGTTTCATTTCGTCACTGGGGCCTGCTCTGTATCCCCACTCGCCAGAAGCTCCATTGCTCACATTGACCTCCTAGGTCACATTACCCCGGTCCATGGGCTTGCAGGCAACGGACCGAGGCGATTCGTTGGAGCCGGAAAGCTACTACGCCGTGTATCAGCGCTGCTACTGATCGTTTGTCCAGTAGGCCCGCGCCCTACGATTCGATATAGTTTAGATGTCGCGGCTTGGCCGTATCTCAAGGAGTAGAAACTATGGCCCTGCCTCCCAAAAAGCAGTTCTTTCGGGCGAAGTTTCAGCGTAAAAAGCCCGGTAGTCAGTCGACCACTACCGGTGGAAAATCTTTTTTTGTGACGAGCCAACAAGAAGCCATTGATTTGCTCTTGTTTGAGCAACGCTCCGCGCATCCAGACTGTCACATTGTTGTTACTGCCGGCTAACCGTTTAACTGTTTGTAAGAGCCCAGCCTAGCGCTGGGCTTTTTGCATCCTGCTTCCCAGTGCTACCCTCGGCTCTTTCTCAATGAGGGATCATCATGCGTATTTTGATAGGGGCGCTGGCTGTTGCCCTGCTGACTGGTTGCGGCACCACCCCTGTGTCGTCAACCGACGCGAAGCCTGTTCCATCAGCACGCCAAATCGCTTTCAAGTCCTCGGTTAAAGACGGCGCAACCTTGATTGTCACTCGGGATAATGGATGGACCGCTGGCGGAGGTTGCTATGTCGCGGTACTGATTGATGGTCGCGTTGCGGCTAGGATCGGAACGGGCGAGGTGGCACGGTTTCAGGTTGCTCCTGGCCGCCACGTAGTTGGCATGTCGGGCGATGCCGATGGCGGGGGATTGTGCGGTATGCAAATCGGGCAGCAGGTCAAAGAGTCTGCCGCTGAGATCAAGACTGGCGAGACCCAAAAGTACAGGATATCTGGGGATACAAACGGTCTAGACCTAAGACCAACCTCACTATGATCACAACCATCAAGCCGCCTACGGGCGGCTTTTTCATGGGGCAAAGAAATGTCAGATCTTGCGATTCAATACACACCGAGAACGACAATCGAGCTGAGCAGCATTCTTGGCCGAAAGTTTTTCCGGAGTCAGCCATTCTTGCTTGACACCGGAAGCGTTTGGGAGGTTTTCCGAGCCTTGAAAGCCGCGGTACCAGGTTTTGCAGAGGAAATATTGAGGCTGCAAAGGCTGGGTATGGAATTCGCCATATTTCGTAATGGACACAATGTCCGCACTGACAGCTTCGAGCTTGGCGGCACGAAGAGCCTCCGAATTCTTCCTGTCATAAAAGGCAGCAAGCGAGCAGGAGTGCTTCAAACCGTAATAGGTGCTGTGCTCGTTATTGCAGGCTATGCGCTTTCTGGGTTTACGGGCGGATCGAGTATGGCGCTCGTTCCTATCGGAGCCAGCCTGATAGCCGGCGGCGTCATTCAATTGCTCAGCCCCCAATCCTCCGGCCTGAAGCAAAGCGCTGCCCCCGAAAACCTGCCGTCCTACGCATTCGGCTCAGCCCGCAATACCACTGCCAGTGGCAACCCGGTCCCGATTTGCATAGGCCGCCGGCGCTGGGGTGGCGCGATCATTAGCGCCTCGATCTACGCCGAAGACAAGGCCTGATACCCCCTTTGCTCAAAGCCACGTAAGATAGATTTTTCTTGTGAAGAAAGGGTCGTTGTGTGAGCCAAGCATTTGCTCTTCTAATCGCGGTGGATGATGTCATTCAGCAACCTGAGTCTTGGGTACATACAATTCCCGCGACAGATGGAGAGGATGTCTTCTCGATCAGGTTTCTCATTAAGAGCAGTGAATCAGACGTCACCGTTTATAAGGTCGACAGATGGGAGACGGTGACATCTAGAACCAGATTCGCTAGCGAAACAACATGGACCTTTCACCTTGAGAAAAGACGTCACTGCGGGGACCATCTTTTTGGTGAGGTGCTTTCCTGTGCGAACGGTCCTCTTACGGCTAAGCAGCTGATATTCCTAGATAATCTCATGAGCGACGGAGCTTCCCGACCGGAAGCCGGTGCCGACCCTAGCTTGATACAGAATGCGCCAGTCTCGCTTGAAGATGCCAAAAGTTTGGTCGCCCGCTATTACGGTGTAGATAGAGATCAGGTCTCCGTAACCATCAGCAGTTGATGGAAAAATTCACAGACCCGCTTCGGCGGGTTTTTTTATGCCTGGAGAAAAGCATGGGCGCAGTTGAGAGAATCAATATCACCGGCGCCAAAGGCGGAAGCAGCAGTCCGAAGGCTCCGATTGAGGCTGTGGATAGCCTGCGCTCTACTAACTCGGCCAAGATCCTGATCGCAGTTGGTGAGGGTGAGTTCGACGGCGTGCCGACGGCTGCGAATATCTACCTGGACAACACGCCGATCAACGATGCCAGCGGCAACGTCAACTTTCCAAACGTGAAATGGGAATGGCGTACCGGCGCCGTAGATCAGCCCTACATCCCAGGCATTCCATCGGTCGAGAACGAAACGACCGTGAACGTAGAGCTTCGCAGTGACATCGCCTGGGTGCGATCGCTGACCAACACCCAGCTTTCTGCTGTGCGCATCCGCTTGGCGTGGCCGGCCCTTCAGCAACAGGACGACGAAGGAAACGTTGGAGGTTATCGAATTGAATATGCAATCGACCTGGCAACGGATGGTGGAGCCTACCAACAGGTCATGAGCGAAGGTGTGGACGGCAAGACCACCACTCGTTATGAGCGGTCTCGCCGCATTAATCTGCCGGCGGCAACTTCAGGCTGGCAAATTCGTGTTCGGCGCCTGACGCCTAACCAGAACACCAACAAGATCGCCGACACCATGCTGGTGGCGGGTTACACAGAAGTGATCGACGCGAAACTGCGATACCCGAACACCGCGCTGCTCTACATCGAGTTTGATGCCGAGCAGTTCACCAACATTCCGGCCGTTACAGTCGATTGCAACGGCCGCAAATGGCAGGTGCCGAGCAATTACGACCCGGTGACCCGTAGTTACACCGGTGTGTGGGACGGCACCTTCAAGTCGGCGTGGACCAACAACCCGGCGTGGGTGACCTACGGGATCTGCACCGTTGACCGGTTCGGACTGGGCAAGCGCATCAAGCCGTTCATGGTCGACAAGTGGGAGCTCTACCGGATCGCGCAGTACTGCGACCAGTTGGTGCCAAACGGTGTAGGCGGGCAGGAACCTCGCTTTCTCTGTGACATGAACCTGCAGGGCAAAGCCGAGGCCTGGACTCTGCTGCGCGACATATCCGCGATCTACCGTGGCATGACCTACTGGGCTCAGGGCCAGCTCGTCGCTCAGGCTGATATGCCTCGCGCTCAAGACTTCGACTACGTCTTCACTCGCGCGAACGTGATCGACGGCAAGTTTTCATATGGCAGCGCCTCAACGAAGACCCGCTACACCCGCGCGATCGTTAGCTATGACAACCCGGCGAATAACTTCGACACCGACGTCACCGCGTTCGCGGATCCAGAGCTGCAACGTCGCTTCGGGGACAAGCCAGTCGAGATCAGCGCAATCGGTTGTACGCGGGCTTCGGAAGCGCAGCGCCGCGGTAAATGGGCGGTGATGAGCAACAACCAGGACCGGACCGTTACGTTCAAGACCGGCATGGAAGGTGCGATCCCGCTGCCGGGCTACATCATCCCGGTGGCCGACTCACTGCTGGCCGGGCGTGAGGTAGGAGGCCGTATCTCTGTCGCGGCCGGGCGAGTGGTGACGCTGGACCGTGACACATTGGCGAAGGCAGGCGACAGACTGATCATCAACCTACCCAGCGGGAAGGCAGAAGGTCGTACTGTTCAATCCGTGGCCGGGCGCGCGGTCACTGTGACCACGGCTTACAGCGAAACCCCAACGCCTCAGCTTCAGTGGGCGCTTGATGCTGACGACTTAGCGATTCCGCTGTATCGGGTGCTCAGTACCAAGCGAACCACCGAAGGCGATTATGAAATTGCGGCAGTTCAGTACGAGCCGAGCAAGTTCGCCTACATCGACACCGGCGCGCGCTTGGAAGAACGGCCGATCAGCGTCATCCCGATTACCGTGGTTCCCGCGCCCGCGAGCGTTACGCTGACGTCGACCACTGCCGTTGCTCAAGGATTGGCCGTCACCACGATGACGATTACTTGGCCTGCAGTTAATGGCGCGGTCGCTTACGATGTCGAATGGCGCAAGGACAACGGTAACTGGATTAAGGTGCAGCGCACCGGGATGACCAGCGTCGACATCACCGGCATTTACCGCGGGGCTTATCTCGCCCGGGTGCGTGCGGTGAGCGCCTATGACATTTCGTCGATCTGGCGCAGTTCGGTGCTGACCCAGCTCAACGGTAAGGAAGGCTTACCACCAGCGGTCACTTCGCTGACGGCAACACCACTGATCTTCGGTATTCACCTGAAATGGACTTTCCCACCAGGTGCGGACGACACTCAGCGGACCGAGATCTGGTACGGCCCGAACACTGATCTGCAGTCAGCGACAAAGCTCAGCGATTTGGCGTACCCACAATCCGAGTACAACATGCAGGGCCTGCTGGCGGGCGTGACGTTCTTCTTCTGGGCGAGACTGGTGGACCGGACCGGCAACATAGGTCCGTGGTATCCGGCCGGTATGGGGGTTATGGGGCAGAGCAGCTCTGATGCCGGGGCCAT